GAGACACGGCAGCGAGCAAGGAAAGAGTCGCCCGCGTGGAGGTCAAGTTGAATAGCCTTGGGTCGCGGATCGGTCGCATCGACACCAAGCTTGACCGCATCCTTGAACGACTCCCACGGAGGAAGTGACCATGCCCCAACCATCATTCCTGAAGCGTGCCCTGTGCGACGAGCAAGGCAACCCATCGGCTCCCCGGACACTGGCCTTTTATCTGGTCGTAGCGGTGTTTATCCTCCTGCTGACAGGGACCATCGCAGGGTTCGTCGAGAGGAAGACGGCGGCGGACTTTTGTAAGTCGTGCATCGGCTACCTCACCAGTGCTTCCACGCTGTCTCTGCTGTTCTCCCAGATCAAGAGCGGCTACGCCCTCGGGGAGGAAGCGAAGGCGACGACGCCACCGACTCCGGTCCTCACCGCTGCCGACGCGGTGGCCGAAGACGATGGACACTAACGACCGCTGGACCCTGGCCCTGATGCTCTCCATGCTGTGGATCCCTGCGTCCGGCTGCATCGGTGGCGTCTGGCCCTTTCTCGCACCGCTACTGCTCGCGCCCGTGAGCGCGAAAGTGGCCATGGGAGCCAACATGAAAGAGAAGCCCTGGTACAAGCAACCCCTTCTAATCCTCTCCTTTGTCGGGATCGCCATCGCCTGCGTGGTGATGGTCCTTATGGGTGGGTGGCTCCTCAAGACCCTTGGGAGCCTCTTCGGAGGCGGCGCTCTCCTCTTTGGAAAGAGTACCATGGACAAATGGCAGCGGGCCGAAGAGAAACGACAGCAAGAGCAACAAGCCATCGTGGAACACCACCGGAAGAAGGTCCAGCAGGTCGGCCAGAATTTCCATGACCAGGCCCGCGCACAGGCCGCGCGCGAAGCCCAGACGGAAGAGCAGATCCAGCAGGACAAGAAGAAGGCGACGGACGAGCAGAAGGCCGCGCTACTGCGTGAGGCGAAGGAGATCGATGCGATACAGTGAGACGATCGCTATCGCCCTCGTGGGTCTTCTCCTGGCCGGCTGTGTCCACACGAGAGGCGGGGCGGGAGCTGCGCCGGCGCAGGTCTGCTTCTCCCCCACAGAGGTCGCCTTTATCCGAGGGCAGATCAACAAGTGCAAGGGCAAGGCCAAGCGCTGTCGGATGCGGCTGGAGAAAGAGATCCAGCTACTGCGCCTCGACCACCAGAGAGACACCGCCCGCCTGCAATCTGACCTCAACGCCTGCCAGGCCAAACAACGAGCCCTCGCCGCGAGACGCTGCCCTACCTGCCTATGGAAGATCCTCGGAGCGGGGATCGTCGGGTTGGCTGTGGGCGCTGTGGCGGGTGGAATTATCCTGTGGGGTATCACAAAATGACAGTGACCAACGAGCAATGGAGAGCCGCCCTCGCCTGGGCGTGGGAGCAGTATAACCTCTGGTGGGAGATCACCGACAAGCGCGTCGAGTATTCCACGCGGAGCCTGAACGACGACCACGGGTGCCCGCCTCCCCTGGAGTTCTTCCAGGCATCCCTGGATGGCGTGGAGAAGACGGCGACCCACTGGCAGGACAAGCCCGCTCTGTGGTGCTACCCTGCTGTCTATCCGAACCAGCTGGATGTGGAGATCCCAGAGGGCGAGACCCTCCCCGTCGCCTGCATGGGAACCCAGATGTGGTTTGTGCTCCACGCCCTCAAGTACCTTGGACTGGAAGACGAGATCCCCCGGTCGCAGATCGAGCAACTCAAGCGCGAGACCCTCCAGCACAAGCAGGGCGTTGCCGGGGCTCTGGTCAATCTCGGGTGGGCGTCCTATACCTACGACGACCCGGAAGAAGCAGAGCCCGGAGACCTTGGGTGTATCGGCTACTTCGACGACGCAGGCAACGGCGAGATCCACCACTGGTTTGTCGTGGCCCCCGCCACGCGAGAGGAAGCCCACACGACGTACAACGGCAACCCCGCGATCCTGACGCTGGGCGCGAGCCCCTACGCCGAAGGTGTGGGCACAGATCCATACTATAAGGAGAAGACGAAGAACGGAAGAAAGCGGCGGTGGCTGATGGCGAGGATCGGGGAGGAGTAGGGGCGGGCTAGAGCTTCTCGATCAAGGTGCGCTCAAGCTCGGGGTCATGCTGAATCCAGAGGCCGTACCAAAACGGGGAACCGTCTTCGGGGAGGACGCGAACCTTCTCGCAGGGAAGCCAGTTCTCTTGGCCGGTGCGATCGGGATCGATGGAAACGATTTCATCGTCCCAAGTGACCCAGACTGCGATCTTGTGGCCGTGCTGTCGGAAGAACAGGTCGCGCAAGGCTTCATCAAGGTTCTCGTACTCACGGTCCTCGCTGACGAACCAGTGTTCGATGTCATAGACGATCGCGGCGAACATCTCCTCGGTGAGGTGGATCGGGTGGAAGGTGGCGCCACCGTCGCCACTGAGGCGTTCGGTGGCGCTGGCGCTGGACTCTGCGATGAGTCCGAAGAATTCGGGGTGGATCTGGTGGTCTTGGATTCTGGTCATGTGTCTGCTCCTTGGCAGTGGCGGGGTCTAGAGGTACGCGGTGACCATTGCCTTGACATCGCTGTGGAGGAGCGGGGCTCTCTCGACGAGAGCTGCAAGGTGCGCTTTCTCTTGGTCGGTGGATTCGTTCGCCTCGTCGGGGAGGTTCGGATCGTCGCAGGCGGCGATCCAGTAGACCCCCTGGTCCGCTGTCCAGAGGGTGCAGCCGGGGCGCTCGATGTTGCCGATTCGCAAGTACCCGCAGTCGGGCAGGGGGTAGGACTCTGCGGGGGTGCGCTCAAGCTCGGGGTGGGTCTTCTGGTCTTGGATTCTGGTCATGTGGGGTATCTCCTGTGTGTGGGTGCGGGTCGCAGTATATCAGGTCCGGGTCTGGAATATTTACCAAGTGAGGTCAGTGTTGCGGTCGGCGTATTGCTGGAGCTGGTAGCATCCGAACACGGCGAGGCCAGCGCAGCAGATGGCGGCAGGGAGGAAGCCAAAGCAGAACCCGACCTTGATCGTCACGAGCGTGTTGCGGATGATCGTGCAGTAGTGTTTTTCTTTGAGGGTCAGGCGGGTCATGGTTACTCTCTCCTGAGTGTGAGTGGTATCGGCTGACTGGGTGACTTGGCTTACCAGAGGCGAGTCAGGAAAGCGCCGGATTCGAACTTGACTTGGGCGAGCTCTTCCTGGGTGGCGCCTTTGGCTTGGGCGAGTCGGTAGGAGCGGAGGCCGTCGACTTCGGTGGTGATGGTGATGGTGATGGCTGCGGTGATTGCGATGATGAAGATACCCATGGTTACTCTCTCCTGAGTGTTTGGCTTGATTGCCGTGTATGCCAAAGTATAGAGCAAGGTGCGTGCCAAATTTGTGCGAACGCGCAAACCCGGACACCGCAAGGAACTTCCCATATCTCCCATCCTCCCCACTGCGAACCACTGTTCGCACATAACTAACATATAACTAACCCCCAACCCCTTGCCCCTCAAGGGAATGGTGGGCGCAGACAGATAGTGCGAACTCAGGTTCGCACGTCACACTAAGGTAGCACCTCCCCTTTCTCCGCCGCAACCCTCGCACGCAGCGACCGGATCGCGATCCTGGTCGCCTCCCTGATGTTGTCGGCTCGGGTGCCCCCGTCGTCTGCCTCGCCGAGCTGGTGGAGCAGCTCCCCTACTGCGTCGATACGTGCTAAGTCTGCGTCACTGCAGCGCATTGTGTAGCGGGTAAGCTTGAGCTTCTTCTTGGTCTTGGTCAAGATGGATCTCCTGTCGTGAGTGGTTCGGTCGGAGATACAGCAAGGTGCGTGCCAACCCCTACCAGTAAACCCACCAGGTCACCCACCCGATAGACGCGACCCCCACCCCCACGATCACGCCTGCCAGCGCAGCCACCCACATCGCCCCCTCCAGGGTGAGGCGGCACCTACTCATTCCCCTGCTCCTCGGTCACGGCTGCCAGCTCGGCCACTGCCCTGGCGTGCTCCATCTCCTCCTCGGTCACCCATGCCATCACATCGGACGGATCGAACAGGGCGTTCGTGCAGAAGCGCTCGACCACCCACGGCACACCGAGCCGCACGCCGAGGCGACACAGTCTCTGCACGTCGGGGATGGAGAGTTCGATGGCGAGGCACAGCACCTCCATCGGGGTGCGCTCGGGCCGGTGCAGGTCGGCCTGTTTGCTGCACCAGTCGGCGAGCTCCATCTGCACCAGCATGATAAACTTTTGGTGGAAGGTCATAGGGGCCTGTGCTCCTTTGTCTGCTAGACAATTGTTTAGATCCATTCGCTGAACAGTTGTTTCACTGAATATACTTTCTGGGTTGACGATTCCTCTTTATGTCCTGACACTTACACAGTGAACCAGACGACAGGAGAGAGACCGTGGTTATTGTTGTGGCCTCCCAGAAAGGAGGCGTCGGAAAGACCACCACCGCTGTGTCGGTGGCGGGTGAGCTGGTGCGACGAGGCAAGCGCGTGGTGCTGGTCGATGCAGACCCGCAGGGCAGCGCGAGCCGGTGGCACGGGAGAGGAGATGGGAAGGGCTGGCCCACCATCGTAGAGTGCGCCAAGCCGGTGCTCCACCGACCCAACCAGGTGCCAGCCCTGATGGAGGCGTATGACCATGTGGTGATCGACACGCCCCCGAACGGTGGACCGATCACCCGGTCGGCGCTCATGCACGCGGACCTGGTGGTGATCCCCATCGGGCCGTCGGCGCTGGACCTGGAGGCAGTACGTCAGACGCTGCCCCTGGTGGAGGATGCGCAGATCCCTAACCCCCGGCTGGGAGTCGGCCTGCTCATCTCTCGCCAGAAGCCCCGCACGATCCAGGGCAAGGAGATCCGGGGAGCGCTGGAGGAGGAGCCGTTCGGGGAGTTCACCACGTTCACGACGGAGGTCACCGAGCGCATCGCCGTGACCGAGCTCGGAAACGCTGGCGACCTTATCTACCTGTACGATGAGAAGTCCCCCTTCTGTGCAGAGATGGAGAGTCTCTGCGACGAGATCCACGCATACGATATCGACGCCATGCGGACACAACTGGAGGCAGACGATGGGTTCTAGAGCGAAGAACAGACGACCCCTGCGAGCCAACCCCGGGGTCCCCGAACACGACGAGAGACAGGCCGACCAGATGGAGGCGTTCGTCTCCGGTGAGCCAGTGGCCCCGCCTGCCCTGCCCGACTTCGACTGGTCGGAGGACCTGCCCGAGTTGCCCCCGCCTCCCGACCTGCATGACCGGCGCCGGGTAGAGGTCTGGATGTACTCGGAGATCTGGCAGGACGTGCAGGAGTTCCTCGACCGATACCGCACCAGCTGGGAGCTCGACACCCCCACCATGACCAGCTTCGTGAACGCCTCGCTGGAGCACTGCCTGGGAGAGATCGATGCCAACCGGATGGATGGTCGGCTGGTGTGGATCGAGGCGTTCAAGTACCGGCAAGAGGAGATGCGCCGCAAGTACCAGCGCATGGTCGCGGCTGCGGCTGACAGCCCGGCCGAGGAGGAGGAGGACGAGCCCACCTCGCAGCTCCAACTGGATGCGTTCGCTGCACCCGAGGTGCTCGAGGCCGAGGCGTACAGCGACCCCAGGCCGGAGGTGGTGGAGGGTCCGCAACTCAAGCGGGTGGAGGTCATGTTCCACCGCAACCTGTGGGAGGATGCGGACGTGCTGCGCAACCAGCACAAGGAGCGGTACGACACACAGACACCCACGATGACCTCCTTTGCAAATGCGGTGACAGAGTTTGGAATCAGGGAGTTGCGCCGGGGCTCCCTGGCTGGACAGGCTATCCTGCGTCGGGCTCTCCAGATCCGGCAGGAGGAGAGACGGCGACAGAGGCCGGGCAGCCGGAGCGGGTAGGATCAGAAGAGCGGCAGCTGGTCGGCGTCCTCGAGTAGTTCGGGGGCAACGTCTCGCAACTCTCCCCCGTCCTTGAGGATAACCCTGTACCCGGTAAGCCCCGGCTCCGTGTCGTAGATGCGGCAGCCTTGCTGAGTGGGTGTATGGATGTAGTCGGCCTGCCAGTCATCGTCATCGTACCAGGCGGTGTCGGCGAGGTGGCGGGATCGGCGTCTGAGTTCGTCGCAGTGTGAGGCCATTGTCTCCTCCGTATCACTGGCTTGAGTGGACCCGGTCATCCGGGGTAGTTGACGGGGATGAGCGCTCGGGTGGATGTGTGCGGATGCTCTTGCAGGTAGCCCTTCTTGAGCAGCGCCCTGGCCCCCGTGACAGGACCAGACCTGGAGGTCATGCCCATCGCCTGACCGATCTCCTGATAGCTCGGGGACATCCCCTGCTCTTCCCGGAACCGCTGGATGAAGTCGAGCATCTCTCGCTGTCGTGGGGTGAGGGGCTCGCGGGTGTCCGGCACGGGCGGCACGGCCTCGGCTGCGTACTCGCGAACCTTGGCGGTGAGGATGCGATGCGCCCATTCCCCCAGCGTCTCGTCGGGCTGCAGGTGTGGCTCGATGATCGAGCGGCAGTCGTCTGGGATCCCGATGTAGTCTGGGGCGGGGAGTGGCTGTGTCATGGTCTCTCCTTGGGTGGTCTATTGACGCGGAGATCTCGCAGCCTTACGCTGTAGAGCACAACGAAAAGGAGCGCTATCATGCGATGGATACTGGTGATATTGACGGCGGCGCTGGTCGCCTGCGGTGGGGATCCGGGGCAGACAGACGGCGCCCCACTGCCCAAGTTCGTGACGGGGCACTGCGGTCCTGACGCCACCCAGAAACACTGCCCTCCTGGCGACCTGTGCTGCGTCCCCGGCAACCTCTCCCATGTCCTGATCTGCAAGAAGACGTGGGTGTGGAAGTGCTACGAGGGAGGCCTCACCCGCAGCGGTGGCGGGTGCAACAGTAACTACGACTGCCCCGAGTCCAGGTATGGAAAGGGGGACACCTGCCAAGAGGTGGAGCCGGACAGATGGAGATGCGCCCGAGTCGAGTAGCATCAGTAGTATCCCTCGCCGGGTCCGAGGTTATCGAAGCGGGTGCAGTTGGCAGTGAAGCGCAGGCGGCAGGTGCCGAGCGGCCCACGCCGTTGCTTGCCGATGATCACCTCAGCGATGCCTGCGTCCTCGGTGTGCTCGTTGTAGTACTCGTCGCGGTACACGAACATGATCAGGTCGGCCTCCTGCTCGATGGCTCCACTCTCGCGCAGGTCGCTCATCTGCGGACGCTTGTCTGCCCGCTTCTCCAGGTCGCGGTTGAGTTGGGCCAGCGCGAGCACATGGATGTCTAGTTCCTTCGCCAGATTCTTCAACGACTTCGCAATGGTGTGCACCTCCTCCTCTCGGCGCAACTGCTTGCCGTCGGGGCCAGTCGCGGTGATGCGCTGGAGGTAGTCGATGATGATGAAGTCCAGGCCTGACTCGGCCTTGACCCGGCGACACACCGACGCGATGCGGGCCACGGATATGCCACCCTCGTCGTTGATCTCGAGGGGCAGTCGCGCCAACTCGGCAGCGGCCTGGGTGAGGGCAGGGATGTGGCTCGCGCCGATCTGTCCGGTGCGCAATCGCTGGTTGTCGACGCGGGCACGGGCGGCCAGCATCTTCTCGGTCGCGGCCTCCTTGCTCTCCTCGCTGGAGAAGATGATCCCCCGGGCTTCCGACTCGGCCGCGTTGACCCCGATGCCAAACGCCAGGGAGGTCTTGCCCATCGAGGGACGACCGGCGAGGATGGCGAGCTCCTTTTTGTGGAGGCCGGTGGTCATGCTGTCCAGGTCGTCGAACCGGGAGGGGATCCCGGTGATGGGCTCCTTGTTTTCGTACCGCTGCTGGATGCGCTTGAACGCATCGCTGACCTGCCCCTTGAGGGAGTGGGTCTGGTCCTCGGCAGACTCCCCGCGCAAGTTGTAGAACTGCTGGGTGGCCCACTCCCAAAAGCTCTCGCCGTCGACGGCAGCCTTGGCCTGACTGGCGAGGGTCTTGCCGAAGCGGGCGGCCTGGCGCAGCTCATACTTCTGACGCACCAGCCGTATGCAGTAATCGAGTTGGGGAGCGGTGACAAACGTGCTCGCGTCGAGCGTGTCGGACAGGAACAGGAACGCCCAACTGTCAGAGGGGAAGTCGGGTTTGCGGAACGCGCCGTGCTCCCCTGCGTCGTTGATCCGGGTGGCCAGCGCGATGGCGTCGGGCTCCACCCGATCCTCCACCAGCGCGTACATCGTGGCGAGCACCACGCGGTATCGTCGGTCAAAGAAATGGAAGGGCTCCACCTCCCCCATGACCGTATGGATCTTCTCGGGGTGGAGGAGGACCGCGCTGATGATCTGTTCCTCGGCGTGCAGCGCGGTGGGCAGTTCCTTGGACAGGTCATCCAGGACGGCGCCGGTGGTGGGCAGGCTTTGGGTGTCGGGCTCGGGGATAAGTTCGGCTGACATCAAGGACCTCGCAGGAGTGATCGGACGTTCTCAAACATGGCGGATGCAGCTGCAGGGGGAGCGATGTCGAGGGGCTCCGCTGGTTTTCCAGGTGACAGAGCCTGCTCTGGTTTCACGGATTGCAACTGGATCAGGTCGGGGGAGAAGATGGGGGCGCCGTCGTCCTGGATCTGGATCTGACCGAGGACGAGGGAGATGGGTTGACGGATACGACCGCTGGCGATGCCGTCGAGGATGTCGGCCTGTAGGTCCTTGGGTGTGTGCGCCTCCTCCAGCGCACACAGCTTTTTGTGATCGAGACCAAAGCGACTGCGGCGCCAGCTGCCCTGCCCGGCTGCGTCCCAGAACTCAGGCCACGTCATGGTCCGGTAGTTGCCGATGCGGCGGGGTGGGGCATGCTGCCGGGACACATGCGCGGAGGGAGCCGGGCGGGCAGGGGCAGCCTGTATCGGTGGCTCTCCGATAGAGGGTTCGGGGGAGACGTGGATCGTGGCCCGAGGGTGGGGCATGGGTACAGTGGGAGGAGGGGAGGCAGGGGGCAGTGGGTCGGCCTGCTTCTTGCGCCATGTGGGGGCGATGGTGATGGTCGTCTTGTAGTGGCCGTTGCTGGTGGCAGTGGCTATCATCCCCTGCCCGCGCAACACCTTGAGGTTGCGACGGATGTACTGCGGGTGGCTCTCCAGTTCACCGGCCAGCATCCCGGCATTCGTGTGCACCTGGTGCTCCTCGTTGGAGAGGTGGAGCAGCTCAAGGAACAGCATCCGGGCTGCACCAGACAGACCCGTCTGCCTGAGTTGGGAATAGAGGGTGGGCGAAAGATGACTCATGGGGTGCTCTCCGTGACGACGGGGTGAGGGTGGAGACAGGTGCTCGGGTGTTCAGTGTAGGGAATCGAAACACCGAGTGTCAAGGGTAGTATCAAGGTGCGTGTCAGGGGTAGTGTCAAGGGTAGTGTCAGGGGTAGTATCACGGTGGAAACGTTAGGTTTTCCTGTGTCCCTTGAGGGGAGCGGGGCAGCGCCGATCCGGCAGGAGTTGGCACGGTACATGCTCGCGCAGACGGGCGCTCTAAAACAGCACTGCTCTCTCGTAGCTAAAGCTACTCGATTCGCCGTGCCGAGGCTGTATGATCTACCGGAGTAGTATGTCGCGATCGGTAGAACATGTTTCACGTTGACGGCTCCTGCTCGGCCCGGCCCGGCCATTTTGATTTTGGTTCCCTTGCGATCCTCGGAAGTGATCACTGCTGACACAAAGGTACACCAGCGGACATACCTTTGTCAATGCAGAAAAGCGGACGGTAGGAAAAACCTCTACCCGTCCGCTTCATCTGTTGAATCTTCTCCCTCGGAAAGCCGCTCACTGTCCTCGGGAGAAACTACTCCCCTATCACTCCGTGCTCCACCCCTGCTTCCCTGATCAGCATCCTGATCAGGTTGGAGTGCCCGGAGATCCCAAGCTTCTCGCCGAGTTCTTTGAGCACGCTGCGGTCTGTTTCTCCGAGCCAAATAGAGGTGCGCTTTCGGTCTTTGAGCGTGGCTACTCGGCCACCGTATCTAGTCTTTTTCTCTGGACTTTCTGACATCGAGTCCTCCTTGTGCTGTCAAAGGTATGGTAGCGCGACACACCCTGATTGTCAAACCCCTTGAACAAAATACTTGACAAAGGTATGTCCGCTGGCGTACCCTGAAGAGGCGAACAAAGAAAGGGCGGTGGGCTTCACGACCAAGCAAACCCCACCGCCCAAGTTCAGACCCCACCCCTGCTCATCCCGAGTAGGAACGCACAGGAGAGAGACCGTGACGAGATCTACCACCCGACCATCCGCCCGTCAACATCCCGATCCCCACTGGGACCTGCACACCGGACACCCCGAGACCCGACGACAGACAGCCGAGCGCATGGGCCGAACCCTCGGACCCGACGCTGCCACCACCGCATACGAACTGACGCAGGCCCTCCAGGGGGAGGACCTCCCGCAGGTGCAGGTGGCGATCCTGTCCAGCCTCACCCGTCTGGCGCAGCTCGGTGGCGAGGCGCTCTTTGCCGCGGGGCAGGGAGTCCGGGCTGCCACCTACATCCTGCGGGATACCGAGGACGGCGCCGCCCGGTACGAGGCTGACCGATACCTGGACACGGTATGCGACGAGCACAACCGCGCCGTCGCCATGGCCTGCGCACAGCGCAACGAGTACCGCACCGTCTCCTTTGGCCTCCCCGTCCACATGCGGGACGAGGTGACCGGCGCTCCCCGCAAGACCACCCTGACCCACCAGGCCGCAGCCGCCGAGGCAGTCAGGAGCCTGCGCGGCATCTACGGATACAGCCACTAGACCAGACCACCGACCGGTCATGTCACAGTTGCCCGGTAGACTATCGCATTGACCACGGGTGATCACAGTGATCACCCGCACCACATAAGGAGAGAAGATGAAGCAAGCAGCCTATTCCATCAACCAAGCTGCCGTACTGCTCGGAGTCTCGCGCTCTACCATCGTGCGGGCGCTGGATAGCGGGGAACTCAAAGCGGCCAAGGTTGCAAGCCGCACATGGCGGATCAGCGCGGTGGAACTGCAACAATTCTGGGAAGGACGCGGCGGTGGGAAGCTCTGGCCGGAAGGCTGGCCGGGACTGGAGGAGGAGATCGCCGAGTACGAGTCTACCCTTACCCCCACCGCTGAACTGGAGGCTGTCGATGAGTAGCCTGAACCACTGCCCCTTCTGCGGGATAAAGCTTTGCGTTAATACGTGCTCGGGTTGCGGTGCAGAGACCCAGCCCGACTGGTCTTTCTGTGCGGACTGCGGCGAATCCATAGAGGCTGCAAGCTCCACTCCCGACGAACCTTTTGCCCCCTCCCCTCCTCCGGCTGCCCCCTCCCCTCCTCCGGCGAAGTCGCCGGGTGCCAGTTACTGGGACGATGCGACCCCCCTCTCCCTCACGTTCGCCCCGGACCTCTTCGCCTGGATGGACAAGCAAGCTTTCTCCAAGAAGCAGGGCAAGAGCAGGTGGTTGGACGGGTGGCTCAAGGAGCAGCTCCAGCGAGAGGACCTGCCCGACCCCGTGCGGGTGTCCCGTGGAAGCAAGGGGCATCGGAAGCGTCGCTCATTCTCGCTGCACCCCGATACATGGAGGGGCGTCGCCGAGCGTGCAGGCTGCTATGGCGCGACCGGCCTGGTGCGTGCTCTCGTCCTGGAGGGAATGGCCAATGGCTGATCTATACACCCGACTCACCGAGCTCGAGCTGGCCGCGCAGCACGCCGAGTATGTGCGCGTCCCGTCCGAACTGGCCGCGCACATCGCCGCCCGGGTGCGCCAACTGACCGAGCGACTCGACGCAGCCGAGGCCGCATCCCATGAGGACCAGACGCTTGCCGACCAACTCGAGGAGGCGCTGCTGGCAGACGACGTGCACGCCGCCATGAGCCACCTGCTCGGCGAGTACCGGCAGACCCTCCTCGTCATCCGCGACAGGCAGGCCTGCTTTCGGGCAGCGCTCGGCAAGGCGTCCTGTCGCCGGACGTGGCCCGACCGTCCGCACAAGTGGTGCGTGAACTGCATCGCAACAGAGATGCTGTCCCCCGCTCGGGCGCCCATGCCGACCACTCCAGCATGAGCGCACCCGCCACCCACACGCACCCCCTCCTCCAGGGATACACCCGGCTCGGCACATACAGCCGACAGATCCCCCTGCGCAAGGGTGACCGCATCGAGTCCCCCTTTTCGGGGTTCGTGATGGAGGTGGTGCAGGTGCGCAAGATGATCCTGTCCGTGATCACCGTCGGCGAGAAAGTAGAGCAGCGCTTCGACTGGCCTCTCGCCGTGAGAGGAGCCAAGGGACGCTGCGCCATAGACCAGTACACCATCTGGCGACAGACCCCAATCCACAGGAGAGTAACCCAGTGACCCACCTAACAGACACCCAGACGACCGTTCCCGATCTCCCCACCATCGACACCACCCTGAGCGACCGGCTCCGCGACATGGGCTCCCTGGAGCACTACGACGCAGTGCGTGATCTGGAGCGTCGGGTGTGGGCAGCCGAGCGAGCGAGTGACGATCTGGAGACCAGCCGCAGCGAGTGGCGCAGTCGCACCGGCAAACTCGATGCCGCCATGACCGCTGTCTATGAACATCTCCAAGAGCACGGGAGCATCGACCAGCAGACCTTTGTCCGCCTGTCGGTGGATGCCCGATGACCGACACACGACACCTGGACCGACTGTTAGCCGCGCACCTGATGGGGCAGTGGCGACTCTGGCGCCACGGCGGCGAGACATACGTCTACCACAGGGACGGAGGCAACAGCATTCTCCCACGCTACTCCTCCACATGGGCGGGTATGCGCCGGGTGGTCGAGGCGATCATTCGGGACGACTGGGAAGTATCCTTGGAGTACTCAGCGTACTGGCAGCAGGGCCAGGAGGACACGGGATGGAAGGCGGTGCTGCGCTGCATCCGTGGCCAGAGGCAGGTCGTCCCAGCCTATGCCCCCACCGCCCCCGAAGCCGTGGCGCGAGCTGCCCTTGCTGCTCTGGGTGTGGAGGTGGAGGGATGAGCGCCCGACAGACCACGCACCTCAAGCTCCCGCAAGCCTGCCACCACTGGATCCACGCCGAGGCCGCCGATGCCGGACAGCCCGTGCGCGACTGGCTGGACGACCTGCTCTGCATCGAGTTCGAGGTGCGCCGCCGAGAGGGCAGTCTGCCCCCCGGTCGGGTGCCCGTGCCCAGCGATGTCATCCAGAGCTACAGCCTCTACCGCAGCACCCTCGACCTGCTCCGCGATTGTGGGGGAGCCCGCGTCGTGCGGTCGGTCCTGCTCCGGCTGTGGCGTGCGAGCCAGAAGGATACAGCGGCATGAGCACCCCACCCTTACCCGTCGGCACCCGCGTCCAACTCCGACCCCGCGTGGGCGAGATCGTGAAGGTGACCGAGACCAACGTAGGGCGCACCCTGCGCCCCGGCTGCAACCCCCGCAAGCCAGAGTACGACTACCGCGAGGTGCACCGATACGTGGTGCGGTGGGACGATGACAGCTTTGAGTCTGTTCACCCCACCCACGTGGTGGAGGCAGACGAGTGAGCCTGTTCGCCGAACTGAGCAAACTGGCCAACCGGGTGGATGCGCTCGAGGCAGACCTGGCGCGGTACCGCGAGGCCTTCACCTACTGGTTTGAGACCCACTGCACCGAGGGCGCTGACCTCATCGTCCTGCGCACCCCTGACCCCCGCTGGCACTACGGCACCGAGGCCCGACAGATGCTGCGTGAGTTGGCCGCAGCCAAGGGAGTGAGCGTGCTGGTCCTCCGACCCGACGAAGAACTCGAACTTGCCCTCCCGGGCACCGACCAAAGCAAGAGGAGATACAACCCATGAGCCGACGCCGACGCGACAAATACACCGATGAACAGATCGCCGCATTCCCGTACGACATATACAAGGGCGCATATAAGGGAGCCCGCGCCATGATCCCGATGGGGCACCACAACTTCAACTGGAACCAGCAGTGCACGGTCCTGTTCCCCGACGGCACCACCCGCCAGCTGCACGTCAGCCGCGCGAGCATCCGGCGCGACTACTTCCCCAACGCGATCACCGACTGATGCGAATGGGTTGGCCGCGTCCCCACGATCGCGGCAACACTGTCTTTCGGAATAGGGACAGGAGAGGAGGAGCGCCTGGTTGCTTTTTGGGAGCGCCCGCCGGTTGCTCCTCCTCTCACCTTTCTTGCCCCATGTTCCCATCCTCCTCCGGTCATACACTCTCTCCACTATTTGGGTGAGGAGGGTGGGAATTATTTTTGATACCCGTAACATGTATTATGTTGACTTGTGACATATGTTCAGTTTACATAATACATACATACGTGCTGTTCTTCTCCACCCGCTTACTCCAGAGCACCGCGCAAAGCCCCGTCCTGTCGGGGTTTTATCTTATGATTATCCAGTTCACATAATACTTATTATCGGACGCAGACCCATGATCAAGATGCTCTAGCGCACCGCCATGACCAGACCCACCCCACTCCTCCACTGCCCCCTGTCCTGGCTCCTCGCCCTCCTCCACTGGTACGCCGACCAAGTCCGCCACCTCGCCAACAGACTCGAGCGATGGGGTGACTGTCTCCGCTCCCGTATGGGGTGGACCCGATGAGACGACGACCACCAGCCGGACCAGGGGACGCCCTCACCATTCTGTTTTTCTTCTGCCTGTTGGGGATCGTGCTCCTCAAGATAGTGCTCTCCTTCATGACACCATAGCCGAGGCCGTCCTGGCCGCAGACCCATACTGTCACCCGGATAACTCAGAGAGGGGATAGGTCATGCGACGACTCACCCGCTACCGCTTTGGCCCACCTCCCTGCACCCACCGCAAACTCCGTGCCACCCTCCGACTCCTCTCCCGTGGCACCCCCCTCACCCTCGCCTGCGAACGCACCCACCTCTCCAAGCAGACCTTCTACCACTGGAGCCGACGCGCCATACACGGCGACCCCCACCTGCACTGGCTCCTCTCACTCCTCCACCAGTCGATCCTCCACCCACCCCACTGCTTCCTCTGCAACTCCCCCGTATACCTCCGTCTCCAAGAGTTCCGCTACACCGAGCCCGACCACGACTCCCCCGCAGTGCTATGCTCGGAATCCTGTGTGCAGCAATGGTTTCCGCCGTTAGCCCAAACTATCTGAGCGACACAGTCATCCGGTCAAGTACTCCTATGGGGACACCCATCTTCCCACTTTGAGGGACCCATGCCTGATGCGGAAAACCCACTCTCCACTCCCCAACCATGGGACCGACTTCCCGACGAGTCAGCGAAGGCGCACGGGGCCTTTGTGCTGTATCGGTCTCTGCCTTCTATGGGTCGGTATGTACGGAGCGCATACGTGCTCTACCTCAAGGAGCAGGGTCGGGACCAGTCGGACATCATCGGCGCTAAGCCCCACCCCGCCTTCCGGAAGTGGTCCAAGGATTACCAGTGGGAGGAGCGAGCTGCGGCCTGGGACCAGCACCAGCTCGGGTTGGAGTTGGACGCCGTCAAGGAACAGCGCAGCCGGATCCGCATCGCAGCCCACGACGGAATACTCACCGGCATCCGCAAACAGAACGGACGCATTGACGAGCTCTCCCCCTACAATCTCTCCTTCTGGATCAGCACCCTGGTCGGCCTGCTCAAATACATGGACGAGGCAGGCGCTTCCTCCAGCGACGGCACCCAAGAGGTCAGCTACTCTGACCCCTGGATGGAAGCCGAGCCGCAGCCGTCCGAGGCCGCCGATGCCTAGCCTGCACTTCTCCCCCAACCCGGCGCAGGAACAATTCCTCCGAGCGATGCGACCCAATCAACGCCACTTCTTTCGGGCGGGATGGGGCACCGGCAAGACCACACTCGGCGCGTTCATCGGCCAACGCCTGGCGCACCTGAACCCAGGGGTGAATGGTCTTGTTGCATCGCACAACTATAACCACGTCTCGGTCAACCTCATCCCCAAGATCATCGCCCACCTCAAGGAGGCTGGTACCTTCGCTCGGGTCAACAAGAACGAGCGGGTGATCTACCTGACCACCGATGCCAAGATCCAGTGGGGCAGCGCCGACCGGCCGCCCTCGATGGACGGCAACGACGTGGGCTGGGTCATCGGTGACGAGGTCCGACACTGGCCCCCCGAGTCCTACATTATCTTCCAGTCGAGGATGCGAGACCAGCGGGCACGCTACCCCGCCGAGGTCCTCTTGACTACTCCCGACATGGGGTGGATCTACGACGAGTTCCGCGACAACCCAGACCTGATCGAGGTGGTCTCCTCCACCCAGGCCAACGTCGCCAACCTGCGCCCCGGCTACATCGACGACCAGCGTCGGCGTCTGTCCGTCGCGCAGGCCAAGCAGTTCATCGACGCCGAGTGGGGGGCGATGTCAGACGCCGCCTTCCCCGAGTTCGAGGAAGAGACCCACGTCCAGGAAGGCCTGACCCGCGGTGTCCAAAAGGTTCATGTATTCATGGACTTTGGTTACAACCACCCCGCTGTTATCTATGCTACATACCACGACATCTGCCCCCGCCATGCGACCCGCGAGTGCATCCATGTGGTGGGTGAGATGATGCCGAACCAGTGCCCCACCCACCGTCTGGTCATCGAGGTCAAGCACGACCTGAGACGCAGGGGCTGGGTGGCTGACACAGTCTTCATCGATCCAGCCGGAGCAGGCACCGACATCCAGACCGGACGCCGTGACCTGGACCTGTTGGAGGACGTGGGGTTCGAGGTGGAGTACACCACCGACCCCGCCAACCGCTCTGTGATCGCTTCCTCCTCTCACGTCCAGGCCATGCTTGAGCCAGCGCAGGGACCACCCCGCCTGTACCTCGACGCATCGCTGGAGACGGGCGGGAAGAGCGACGGATACCGAGGGCTGCGTGACGCGCTGGCCCGCATCAAGAGTGACCCTCGCCGCCGAGCTTTCAAGAAGGACGGTTGGTATGATCACGCCATCGACGCGCTGCGATACGGGACGGTCAATCTCGTCCCCGTGGTGGGTGGTGGTATCGGAGTCTATTAGCCGAGGCCGCGTTGGCCGTTAGATAGGATGACCCATGGATCTCGAATACATCAAACGCGCATGGCAGGGTAGCCAGGCAGCCCGCGCCAAGGCAGAGAGCAAGCGCAAGATGTACCAGCACGACTGGACCGACCAGCTCAAGGTCGAGATCCTGAGACTGTTCCTCGCGCAGAATGCGGAGAAGCTCAACGTCCGAGCAGACACCACGCTGAACATGATGCGGTCTGTCATCGACGAGCTCGCCGCCATCTACTCGCGACCTGTCAGCCGACGCATCGGCGAGACCGAGCTGGTCCTGTCGGCCGAGGTCGACATGGCGTTTGACCTGGCGAGCAAGTGGACCTTCTGCATGGGCGAGACCCTTATCCGTCCGCTCTGGTTGGGCGACCGCATCGGCGTGGACGTGGTGCCCCGCGATCGCTTCCACGCGATCCCCGATCCCCGTGACCGGATGAAGCTCCGCGTTGCACTGATCGAACACCGCAACCGCGACGGCCGGACCAGCAAGATCGAACTGTGGACAGACGACGTGGCGGTGATGGTGGATGCCAGCTTCAAGGTGCTGCCCCGCTTGGACGCCGAGGGCAATCCGCTCCTCGACGCCGAGGGCAAGCCCGACGTGTCCAACCCCTATGGCCGCATCCCCTGGCTGGTGGCGCACAACCGCTACCCCTCCTCTGGGTTCTGGGATGATACCGAGTCTGACGCGCTGGTCGCAGCCTCCCTCGCCATCGGCGTTGGCATGACTGACCACGCTCACCTGCGACACCTCCAGAGTTACAAGCAGTTGGCCATCCGCACCGACGGCAAGAAGGGGAGCAGCATCGCCAAGCTCGCGAGCGACCCCGCGTCTGTTCTCCTCCTCCGAGGCGCTGCCGCGAACGCCCAGGTGCTCGACATGCAGGCAGACCTGCGCGGTCATCTGGACACCCTGCTCACCGCAGCCGACCAGGTGTTCCACTCGTATGGTATCCGACCCGACGTCGTGAAGGGCACCAAGATGGCGCTGTCGGGCTATGCGCTCAAGCTCAAACTGCACAAACAGCAGATGGTCTGGGAGCGCCTCAGGAACCTCTGGAGACTCTGGGAGCGTGAGTTCTGGGCAGCGGCCAGGGATGTCCTGTACGTCGACTCTGGTGGCGCTATGGTCGTCCCAGAGGGCGACCTGCACATCGAGTATCCCGAGGTCGGACCCGGCAGAGACCCCAAGGAGATCGCCGAGGTCACCCGTCTGGACATGGCTGCCGGGGTCATCTCTCGCGCCGAGGCTCTCCGACTGCGGCGCTACACCCCCGAGCAGATTGAGCAGATAGAGGGCGAGGTGATCGACGAGCAGGTGGTGGCTGCGGCCATGCAAGCTCCCCCCTCATTCCCCGGTGATGGACCCCCCGAGGAGGTGCCCGCATGACACCTCTTCTCGACAAGCTCCTGACCCTGCAAGAGCGAGCGCTCCAACTCCTCCTGCAGCGCTCCCCCGAGTCCATGGCCAACGCCCTCCTCGGCGGCAAGTCCCTGGCTGACACGATGGTCCCAGAGCTGCGGAGCATCTTCGAGCAGGTCCGGGTCGTGGGCAGCGAGGCCACTGAGATCCTGGTGGAGGCATCCCCGCTGCCCACTGCCAAGTTCACGGCAGAGCTCGGCAAGCGCGTGGCGCGTCGGGCTGTCAAGCAGGCGCAGGTGTTCGTGTCGAACAGCCTCGGCCAACTCTTCAAGGGCAAGCAACCCGCCATCGATGTGCTGGTCCGAGAGGTGACGCGCGGACGCATGAAGCCCAAGGCGCTGGTGTCGCTCCTCCAGGGCACCAAGTCCCAGGCCAAGACCCTGGCCAACACTGCCCTCGGCGGGGTGCAGCGCATGGCACAGCATGAGGTCGGACACGAACTCTCGGGTGGCCATGAGACGCTGTTCCTATACGCCGGACCCGAGGACGCCAAGACCCGTGGATACTGCTCCGCGCTGGCCGACAAGGTGGTCTCTCTCGAGCGGCTGCGGCGCACTCCCAACGGCACCGGACTGCCCCCTCACGTCCACCTCGGCGGATACAACTGCCGCCACTCCCTCGTCCCGGTCTCTCCCCGCATGGTGCGTGAGATGGGTCTGACCCTGGCCACCTCGTCGGACTACGACCGGGCCAGGATGGAGGGCCGACGATGAGCATCTCCGAACAGACCGAACGCGCCATTATGGCCCGGGTGGGGATGGCTTCCCGTCAACTCCTTTTTGAAGTGGGCAACGCGCAGATTATCTATATGCGACGGCGACTTGCCAAGAGCATCGGAGTGGATGACCAGCCCATGCCAGCGCTCACTCCTGCCTATGCCAAGCGCAAGGGCAGCGAGACACGCGACCTACTCCTGACCGGGCGGATGCTCGGCTCCCTCCGCGTCGATGTCGACCAGCGAGAGCTCACGGCCACCATCGGATTCACTGACGAGACCTCCTTGCAAAAGGCACGCGGCAACCAGGCCCGCACCCCGTGGTTTGGGTTCAGTCCCAGGGACCGCGCCGCGCTGAACAAACTGATCCAAGCATTCATGAAAGGGTAAACACGCATGAGCGAAGCAGTCACCGAGACCCCAGAAGTCACCACCGATCCCGTCGAGCCAGCGGCCGTGGAACCTCCC